GTCGTCATACAACGCCGTCCGCAAGGGCTCGCCGGGTGTGTTCGCTGATGAGGTGGAAGCCCCACACGAGATCGGTGGCGTGCAGGTCGACGAGAGCGCGCCCGACGCGGTGCTGCAGGCTGCGCTCGATGTGGCGTACGGATCGAGCTGGTGGGTGGACAAGCAGCGGCTCGTGGCCGACATGCGGGACCCGTCCGCGAAGTGGGAAGATTCGTGCCGGTTCTTCTTCAACTGGAACCAGGCCGACGGCGCCGGGTGGCAGGTCATCACGAAAGCCGACTGGACGGCGTGCTTTGGTGCGCCGGCCGAATGTGGGCAGGGTTTCGCTGGGCTCGCCGTTGGTGCCGATCAGCGCATCGGGTCGCTGTCCTACGCGGCGGTTCGCACGGATGACAAGCGGCAGGTCGAGGTGGTCCGTCATGAGGCGGGCACCGGGTGGATTGTCGCGGCGTGCAAGGCGGCGCAGGCGGAGACTGGGCAGCCGATATGGGTTGACCCTAAGTCACCAACGGCGGGTGTGATCCCGGCGCTGCTCGCTGCTGGGGTTGCGTTGCGTGAGGTGACACCGGCTGAGTTGGTCGCCGGGTGCGCAGCGTTTCAGAACGAAGTGACCAACGGGCAGATCGTGCAGCTGGGCGCGGGCACGTTGACGGATGCGGTGCGGATGGCCGAGGCTCGCCGTGCTGGTGAGTCGTGGGTGTTCTCCGCCCGTGCATCAGCGGGGGATATCTGCCCGCTCGACGCGGCCACGCTGGCCGCGATGGCGTCACGGCAGCACGTCTCGTATGACGTGCTCGCTTCGGTGTTCTAGAAAGGTGGAGCTATCGCATGTTGACCACCTTCCTTGAGATCCTCGGGCTACTCCTGATTGTCGCCGCCGCAATGGTCGGGTTTGGTTTGGCGGCTGGGATCTTCGTCGCTGGTGTGTGCTGTTTGGTGGCTGCCTGGTCGATCGCTCGGGCGGGTAAGCGATGAGTTTCCTGTTCCGTACCGGCTCCATCACCGCTGCTGATCTGATCCCTCGCCGTGGCAGTAAGACCCGCTCACGAACTGTGTCGTCGGCTGAGGCCATGAATAACTCGGTCGTGTGGGCGTGCCTGCGTCTGCGTGCTGACCTGATCTCCACGTCCCCGGTTGACTGTTACCGCGACATCGACGGGCGCGCCGTTGACATCAAGACCCCGGCCGTGCTCGTCAACCCTGGCGGTGCGTCGGTCAATATCGCCGAGTGGCTGTACTCGACACAGATGGACTTGGACCGGTTCGGTAACTGCTTCGGCATCATCACCGCACGCGATGGCCTCGGACTGCCCGCCCGCATCGAACTGGTCCCCGCTGAGTCGGTCACCGTGCAGGCCACCGGCTCCACCGTCACGTCGTATCGCATCAAGCAAACCTCGTATGAGCCGCGCGACATCTGGCACGAAAAGCAGTTCACCGTCTCTGGTGTCCCGGTCGGTTTGTCGCCGTTGGCCGCCGCGGCGCTCACACTGTCCACGGCGTTGTCGGCGCAGGAGTTCGCGGCGGACTGGTTTGCCGGTTCCGCTGTCCCCGCGTCACACCTGAAGAACACGAACCAGGTTCTCAACGCCGGTGAAGCCGCCGCGGTCAAGACCCGGTTCGAGACTTCGGTGCAGAACGGTGACGTGTTCGTCACTGGCAGCGACTGGTCGTACGAGATGCTCGGCGCCAAAGCGTCCGAGTCGGGCTTCATCGAGGCGCAAGCAATGTCAGCGTCGGACATGTGCCGGTTCCTGGGTGTGCCTGGTGACATGGTGGACGCCGCAGTGTCCGGGCAGTCGGTCACCTACGCCAACATCACCCAACGCAACCTGCAGCTACTGATCCTGAACCTTGGCCCGGCGGTCACCCGCCGCCAGATGGCGCTGTCGACGCTGTTGCCCGCCCCGCGGTACGTCAAGTTGAACACTGACGCCGTGGTGCTGCGGATGGACCCGCAAGCTCGCGCCGAGTTGAACGGGCTGCTGTTGTCGACGAAGCAGCGCACCCCGTCTGAGGTGCGCGAGAAGGACGATCTGCCGCCGTTCACCCCGGCGCAGATCGCAGAGATTTCCGCACTGTCCATCAAGGGGCAACCTCAAGGAGTCACCGTATGACCGTTCTGCTTGAAGCAGCGCAGGCCCGCTCTGTCGGCGCCCGTGACATCACCGCCCGCCCGTCGCAGCGCCGGCACGCCGCCGACCCCGGTGCGAGCGCACACGCCCGCGTTAGCCGTGCGTTCGAGGTGCGCGCCGCTGCCACCGGTGCCCCGGTCGTGGAGGGCTTCGCGTCGGTCACCGGCATCCCGTACGAGATGTACGACATGTTCGGCCCGTACACCGAACTCGTAGCCGTTGACGGGTTCGACAAGACGCTGAGCACGTCGCCGCTGGTGGAGTTCACTCTGAACCACGGCGCCGGCGGCGGTATCCCGATGGCGCACACCCGCAACGACACGCTCACCCTGTCGGTCATCAAAGACGCCGAAGAAACCGGGCTGTTCTACGTCGCGAACGTGGACCCGACCCGCACCGACGTGTCCGACGCTGTGAAGGCCATGCAGCGCGGTGACCTCGCCGAGTCGTCGTTCAAGTTCCGGATCGTGCGCGGCCAATGGTCGCCCGACTGGACCGAGTACCACATCCTTGAAATTGACATCGACCGTGGTGACGTGTCCGCCGTGAACTTCGGCGCCAACCCCTACACCTCAACCGGAGTGCGTGCCGTCAAGCCCGCTGCGTCTCCGGTGGCGTTCGCAGCCGATGACACGGCGCGACGCATCCTGATCTCCGAGTCCGACACCCGGACCCGGTTCCTCGCCTAGCGCTGTTCGCCCGACCGTTTCGCTCGCCGCTGAGCCTGCCTGACGTGCCACGAGCCTGCACCGAACGACGAGACCCCCACCCCATCTACTCCCACTGGAGAACCCCAATGAATCTGAAGGACATCATCTCTGGGCTGCGCGCCCAGACCGCCGCCAAGCTCGAAGAGCGCAACGGCATCGCCACCGAACTCGCCGTGCTGCGGGACGCAGCCACGACCGACGAGGTTGCCGTCACGGCGTTGCGTGCCCGCAAGGACGCGCTCGACGCTGACATCGACGTGCAGGCCGCACGGATTGCCGACCTCGAGGGCGAATTGGCCCGCGACGAAGCAGCCGCCCGCCTGCAGGCCGAGGTGCACCCCACCGGTGTTCGTACCGGCGCACCCGCCGCCAACGTGCGGATCGGTCGCGAAGAGCGCACCTATCACCCCGAGTCTGACAAGACCGGCCGCGACTTCCTGTTGGATGTCGGCCGTTCGTTCCTCGGTGACACCTCGGCGCGTATGCGCATTGAGCGTCACATGACCGAAGAGCAGGTCGAGCGTGGCGTGCAGGTCGAGCGTGCCGCCGGCGCTTTCGCCGGTCTCGTCGTGCCGCAGTACCTGACCGACATGTACGCACCGGCAGCCAAGGCAAACCGCCCGTTCGCGAACGCGATCAACCAGCACGAACTCCCCGACCAGGGCATGACCGTGAACATCTCGCGCATCACCACAGCCACCACGGCTGCAGTGCAGGCGTCAGAAAACGCGGCAGTGTCCGAGACCAACATCGACGACACGTTGCTGTCCCCGGCTGTGCAGACCGTCGCCGGTCAGCAAACGCTCAGCCGTCAGGCCATCGAGCGCGGTGCTGGTGTTGAGGGCGTCATGCTCGATGACCTGTTCCGCTCGTACCACACGACGCTGGACAACACGCTGCTAAACCAGGCGACCAACGGGCTCACCAACGTGGCCACGTCGATCGCCTACACCGACGCATCCCCGACGGTGGCGGAGCTGTACCCGAAGATCCTGCAGGCACTCGCCGCCGTTGAGGCATCGTTGCTCGACCAGGACCCCAGCGACAACATTGCGATCATGCACTCGCGTCGCTGGTACTGGCTGCAGAACGCGCTCGGCACCTCGTGGCCGATCGTGCAGCAGCCCGGCATCCCGACGCAGAACGGTGTCACGAACCTGGCAACCGCCTACGGTTCCGGCGTCCGCGGTGTGCTCCCCAACGGCACCCCGGTCATCGTCGACAACAACGTCGGCACCCTGCTCGGCGCCGGCACCGAGGATGAGATCTACATCGGTTCACGCCGCGAGTTCCACCTGTGGGAAAACTCGGCAGCCCCGATGATGATCCGCGCAGAGCAGACCTCCGCTGCCAGCCTCGGCGTACTCTTCGTCGTATACGGTTACTTCGCCTACACTCATGCACGCTATACCCACGCGCAGAAGATTGCAGGTACTGGCCTTATCGCTCCGTCCTTCACGGGCGTCTAAGCGTAGCGTCAGAGGGTATATCTGGTGTAGTGTGGGT